GGAACTGCAAGCTCGGCAATTTAGGCCAATAGAGACTAACGTGGTGGCTAAGCACGCTTACTTGCTGCAAATTCATGCATTGTTCCGCTAATCCGCGAAATAGGATAGTTGTCAGTTTTGAATAACCCAATCACTTCCCAGTGGAGGGTTCTGCGTTACACTAGTTTTATATCCAGTAGGTCACAAACTCGGTTTTGAAGCGAGTCGGTGACAAACTGGTAATATTATCTAGTGCCTCGTATGAATTAACTTGTGTAGTATTGCTCTACCAAGTATTCTTCATACTCATCGTACGTCTTAACACTTAGGGATTCCCCTGTAGATGTACGGAAGGCTGTCTCAATTTTCGGCGCGAAAGTGTCAAATACTTCGCGCGGGTGTTGAGCCAGTTCGGAGATCGAAGTCTCACAATTCATTTGGCAATCACCAACTGCATCTGGTCCTTCTCGGACCCAGTTGCAGGTTTCCAAGATGACTTTAAGATCCAGGGGGGCATAAACACGCTCACCATCGCATCGAAAATGTCGCTTGAGATAAGCGACATCATCAATGAGACGATGATCGGCCATGTCGTCCCCAGATTTAAGTTCATCTGTGTAAATCATGCCAATTTCTAAGTAAGCTTCTGTGATGGTATTTTGGTTAAACCATTCGGCTACAAAGTCGTCAAAGTTGACAACATTGTCATCACCATAGGATACCATGTTCACATGTTTGTTGAAGGTTTCATTAACACTCACGGGTGTTCCTCTGTGGGACGCTCTTTTACGGCAAATCTCATAAACAACTCGCATCGAGATGGAATTGTAGAACGAGTTCAGTGCAGTCGTAATTGGGTTACCCGAGGGCTGAGAGTGGTTCATCATATAGAAGATGCCGTCGCAAAGATGCATGGAATTGATAACTTCCAGGAAGAAGACCTCACGAATGAGAGCATTTTCCGGTCCATCGTCGTACCATTCATTAATCACTTGAACAAACTTCCACATGATGCACGAATTGAGTGTACCATCAAATTTGGAGAAGTCGCCAGCAATGACCTTCTTGCCTCTACGCTGCAAGTAGTCACGGGTAGCCTTCCAATCTCCAGAATAAACATTAGTTCCGAGGGATTGTTCGTTGTTGATTCGGTTTTCCATGACATGAGCAAGGAATCCAAGGAAATACATGCGAAAAGCAATAGTGAAATCCATGGGTCCATTACCAAACACACGAGTCTCCTGTGCAGCAACTTTGGCCAATGGTCGGCGTTCGTCTTTAAGGGTGTCAGTCAATACGCAAGGAATTCTAACTCCTTTGCGCGCCG